AAAAGTCAAAAAGAATTTGGACACTGAAAAAAACATTGTTCACGACGCTCGATACTTTCCTAAATCTAGGCGAGCCTGAAATGTTCAATCGGTTGCTAAATAAGCTGCAATCAAGGCCAGATTTATTTCCAAGATCTCTGACGATAAAACACCTGTAAACAGTGAGGAAACAGTGAGGAAATGGCAAAAAAAGAAGCATCAAAAAACCTAACCCCTTTTAAGAAAGGAGTATCCGGAAATCCTAGCGGAAGACCTAAAAAACTTCCTAATATTGACACATTGCTTGCAGAGGTTTTAGGGTCAGATGATGATGAAAAATCAGAAGCTAAAGCTGTCATCAAAGCATTGCTTACTCAGGCCAAGAGGGGTAATGTGAGGGCCATAGAGGTGTTACTTGAGCGTGCTTACGGAAAGCCTAAACAGGTAATTGATCAAACATTGGACATCACGAGTTTCAGTCTAAAAGACTTGGTTAAATTCAAGTAGATGATTGTACTCAATAAAAAGTACGCCACGCTGATATCAGAAGCCGTAAGATATCATATCATAATCGGCGGACGTGGATCCGGAAAGTCATTCAGTGTAAATACTTTTCTTTGCCTGCTGATGCTAGAGAAGAATCAAAAGATTCTATTCCTACGTAAAACATTAACATCAGCCTATCTATCCATAATCCCAGAGTTCCAGGAGAAGATATCATTGATGGGACTTGAAAGTCTATTCGATGTTACCAAGACTGAAATCATAAACAAAAAGAATGGGAATACAATTTATTTTCGAGGTATTCAAACGGGGAGTAAAGACAACACCGCAAACCTTAAATCGCTGCAAGGGATCAATACACTAGTGATTGATGAGGCGGAAGAACTTACGGAAGAAGATATTTTCGACCGCATCGATTTGTCTGTCCGTCAAAAAGGAGTGCAAAACAGGGTAATTGTAATCATGAACCCAGCTAAGAAAACGCACTTTGTTTACAAAAGATTCTTTGAGCCGGGAAAAGTTGAGTCTGGATTTAATGGTGTGATTGATAATGTGAATTACATACATACCACTTATGAAGATAACATTGACAATTTAGATGAAGGTTTTATTGAACAGGTTGAAATACTGAGATTAAAGAACCTAAAAAAATTCAAACATGTTGTTGGTGGTGAATGGGCTGATGTAAACGAAGAAGACGCTTTATGGCTACAAAGTACAATTGATAGGAATAGGCTTTACGACAAGCCAGTATTTAAGCGTATAGTTGTCGCTATTGACCCGGCCGTAACCAGTAAGGACACCTCAGACGAAACGGGTATAGTAGTAGTTGGGCTCGGATACGATGATCACGTTTACCCTCTGGAAGATAAATCTGGCATATACACCCCTACTGATTGGTGTACGCATGCAATTATGCTGTACAGGAAATATCAGGCGGACAGAATTGTGGGCGAGGTTAATAATGGAGGTGATCTAATCGAAACCGTTTTAAGGACCATAGACAAAAATATTCCCTATACCGGTGTCCATGCTACCCGAGATAAATTTACGCGAGCAGAACCCGTGGCTGCGCTTTATGAGCAGGGGAAAGCGCATCATGTAGGTGTATTAACCGAACTCGAATATGAACAGACGTCATGGGAAGCTAAAAAAGGGGAAAAATCACCTAATAGGATTGATGCCTTAGTTTGGGCTGTAGCGGAGTTGCTACCCGAGATGTCTAAACCAATATCAAACCTTGGAATCTTCGGATCAATACGATAACCGCTTACTAATAACCACAAGTAAATCAACGCTCATGTTTACCATATTCGCGCGAGGTAATTTTGTTTAATGGAGTTATCAAAGCTTACCAGCCTCATCACGACCGATCCAAAGACGCTGATTGAAAAGATCAGGTCCTCACGCCCGAATGAAGAAATAAAATCTATTCAGCCGGAAGATCACGAGGTAATGGATGATACAATTCGTAAGAACAGAGAGGTTGAAGTTGGTAACGGTATCATTGATCCGAACACGAGACAAGAGGGAACGCGTAAGACCTACGAACCAGTAACGAGGATACCATCACCCATAGAGAAAAATATAATAGACTGGGCAGCGCAAATGGCAGCGGGAACGCCAGTCGAATGCCATGCCTTACCTGGAAATGAAACTGAGCAAACCCTTTACGATATGGTCAAACATACGTTGAGGGAAAACAAGACAGAATTTCTCGATAAAACTGTTGTCCGGTTGATGGGTACCTATAAGCGTTGTGCTGAGGTTTGGTTTAGTGAAGATTGCGATGAGTTTTACTGGGGTGAATTGGGTAAGTTTAAAAAGCGCATGCGTATGATGATGTTGTCCGCTGAAACCGGCGATACTATTTACCTGGTCACCAATAACGTCGGCGATGCTATTGCGTTAACCCGTGAGTACAAGATCAAAGATGACGAGGATAAGGACGTCGAAATGTTCGACATCTGGATCAATGGCGCTTATATCACTTTTTCAGCAAGCACGGGGGGAGATTGGAAAATGCTTGAAAACAGAAAGCAAACCTACAAAAAAGCATCATTTGTTTACTACTCTCAGGACCGTTTGGAGTATGAAGATATTACCCAGAAAAGAAAACGACTTGAAATACTCGATTCGGATCATGCAGATCAGAACCTTGCCACTGGTTCGCCAATCATAGTTGCTAAAGGCATTGTTACTTTGGGTAAACGAGGGGAAACAGGTAAAGTGTTTCAGGTTGACGGTAAAGATGGTGACATGAAGATTCTTGAAGCAGCAGGGTCGCCTGAGTCGCTAAAGATGGAACGTGAGAACCTGTTGAACGGGATATACTACGACACCAACACGCCAAACATGAGCATATTTGACGCTGAGGGAATGGGCGCTAATACGCCAGGCATCACGATTAAACTTCGCTTCCTACCTGCTACATTGAAAGCAATGAACAAGCAGTCTGGAGCATGGGGAATGGGCGTACAACGTAGGTATAACTTCCTTAAATCAGCCATGGCAGTGATTAACACTAAAGTTGCCAGTGCTGTTGGCTTGGTGATCAGTCCTCGTTTTCAGGTTTATCTTCCAAGCAACGATACCGAAAACTACAATAACATAATTGCCCTGGTTGCTGCAGGTTTGATGAGTACAAAGACCGCTGTAACAAAATTAGGATTAGTTGACAATATAGAAGACGAGATCCTAGCTATCGAAGCAGAAGTTGCTAAACGAAGCAAAGCGGCAATGGACCTTGCAGCAGCAAGCAAAGCACCAGCAAACGAAACACAAAACGTATAGCATTATGAACGTAGAAGAAATACCCTCAAACGAATTGGTTGTAATGACTAACTTTTGGCATAGAGCATTTAATGCAGCAGGGTGCGACCCGATGTGCCACAATTGCAAGTCGATGATACAGGTAGGAAACAGATTTAAATTAGCTACGATAGAAACATCGGATAGTTACGTCGCAGGCGACAGCTTAGAGCTTAAAGTCGCGGTATTAAAAGGCGAAGTAGTACCGAGTAAAAAAGTAGTTAAGGAATATTTTGATTTCGAGATACGGACTGAATTTAAATCGCATGATACCAAAGGCTTAAATAGGTTAGTAGATAAATTTAAAACTCATACCAAGGAAGTAATGCTTTGCGACAAGTGTACACCAGAGGATTACAAAAAACTGCAAATAGAGATACTTGAAGGTAGAATTATAGAGAGGGACAAGCCAAAAGGCGGATGTTTCAGGATTAATGGTAAAATAATACACTAAACCATATAATTATATGAAAAACTTTACAATATCACTCGGGATCGGACTTAATATGTTTTTTGCCGACTTCCACACCGTATTGGCCCAGCCAGAGGAAAAAGCAAAATACAGGTTTGAGAATCCACGATTGAATAGGAGGAAAAGGTAATGCTGGATACAGAACAAAAGGTTGATCAGTTTCTAGCGTTACTGAAAACCGAAATCATGGCAGCCAAAATGGTGGAAGGTGAAAGAGGACCATATATCACAGCTAAACATAAGCAAAGCGAGGTGCATTGCGATATGGTCAATAACTCGCTAGCCATACATGGTACTGTATTCAAAGAGATAACAGTGCATATTGCTAAAGAGCCAATACAAGCAGCTACGATTTCAACAGACAGGGAAAGCTATTCGATAGTTACCGGAAGGATAAGCGATATGGATGCTATTGCCTTTTACGACCTCGGTACTGGTAGCATGGAGCAATCGGTAAGGCCATTACCCGAATGGGCTGAAATGTTGTAGATATGGGCGCATCCGTACATACTGACTTCTTGGACCTGTTTAAGAACGACTGGTTCCTATTGGGTGACCTAACCGACCTGTTTATCGGTGGTATTATCGCAGAAGGCTGTTCACGTTCGGTATTTGACTTTAACCTTAATCCGAATTGGGTAGTTAAAATTGATAGATCAGGACAATTTCACAATGTATCTGAATGGGATATATGGCATAGCGTGAAGGAATATACCGAGTACAGCAAGTTCTTGGCACCATGTCATCACCTGTCACAATGCGGACGTGTATTGATTCAGCAGAAGACGTATCCCATTACGGGAGAGTTGCCTATTCAAATACCAAACTTCATTGCTGATATTAAAAGCGATAACTGGGGGATGATTGGAGAGCGGGTTGTGTGCCATGATTATGCGAATCATAACTTCTTTACAAAGGATAAGTTGGCGATGGTTGCTCACGATTGGGATTATCCGGGTGGACAAAAATAATTTTAATTTATTTTCATTATCCACTTGCGAATACAAATAATAAAGTATATATTTGAATATACAAAAACGGAATAGCCTTAACGGGTTATTTTTTGTGGTTAAAATATCCGAAATAGGATTGGATTAATAAAGTATTTACATATTGCCCCTCGGGGCTTTTTACCTTAACAATCACTACGTGTAGTGTGATGTAATAGAAACAAAGAAGGTCCGGTAAATCCTCCGGAATGGCGATCAAAACGTCATGGAAACCCTGGGTTGTTGAGGTTAATTGGTACTGTAGCACGATTGGAAGTGTGCCTGACTGTCGCTCAGGAGGTAGAGGGTTCGAACCCCTTCAGTACCGCAAGGCCTAGCCAACCAGAGGAACGATATCGCCTCGCCGGCTCTTAGTAGATAGAAAAGCGGGTGCGTATAGTGCCCGCTTATTGTAAAGCAACTTAAATCACTACATATGAATACTACGGATAGCACACTTCCGAAACAGAGCCACTCATCTATAAAGCGTGAGGCGAGATTAGCGAATCAAGGTAAAAAACAATTCGGTGGTAAGCTGGATAACTTCACCGATAACAGAGATCGGCATTTCAGTCAGCGGATGTTGAAAGCTTATTTAAGAGGGCATGACAGATTTGCTTTTGGCTTTACCAACCAGAAAGATGAATCAGGAATACTTCACAGGGTTAATCAATACCACGATGTTATTCTAACTGATGATTTCAGAGATCCTAAGCTGGTAGATAAACTACTTGCCAATGGTTACACTGATCCGGGAAAGGTATTTGGTGGTACCAAGCCAAGCAAAAGGCAATTGAAGGATATCATATCTAAAAGAATTGAGTCTGAACGTAATGAAAATGATAAGGCTATAAAAGCAATTGGCGAGGTTGGAATAGCTGCATCTAAAGCCGGTTCTGCAATGCAGAAGATAGCTAAATTCTTCGGTAAATAAAATTAAAGTCCTGTTGTCGCCGGGAATCCATAGGCACGGGCATAGCAAAAAAAACAGAGAGCAGAGGCGGCATAATTGCAGTCGTCAGACAGTAGTGGTTTAAGCTACAGAGATCGATGTAAGCCCCGGTGAGAATGTAGCCGGGGCTATGGTACTAGGTTAGGATTAGGTGTATGTTGAAAGCCGGGGTTAACGCTCCGGTTTATTTTGTAACTCAAAAATTAGAATAATATGGAACCAGTTTCAACACAAGAGAGGATAATCCTTTCCATGAGCCTTATAGGCTTATTGTCTAATGACTTAAATATTGTAAACATACAAATGGCCTCGCTGCCAATCGATGGTGTTTATGCTAAACAATTTCAGCAAGAAAGAGAACAGTATCTATCTTCTGTAGCAGACAGACTAGCTGTAATTGCTGAAGAAATAGCTGACTTTATGAATTCTGCTGATGCCGTTGATGAAAGTATTATTTCAGTTGCAGATCCGATTATACAACTGATTCAGCCAAATGAAACCCCATTAAACGAGGGAGGTGATAATGGATAGGTTTAAATTCAGGGCGTGGGACGGTCAATTTAAAACCATGGCTTATGGATCGTTAACGCAAGATAGGTGGTATTCAAAAACAGGTTTTTTAGATGTTTCATCTGGCGGACTGGAAGGATGCGATATCATGCAATGCACAGGGCTTAAGGACATGGAGGGACATCATGTATTCGAAGGAGACAGATTTGAAGGTGAAGAGCCCCAAGAGTATTACTTAGTCGTTTGGAATGCGAATGAGGCGAGATTTCAGCTAGACTATTACGGATTTGACGAATACACTGGTGAGGGCGGGCAAGAGGTTTTTGCATCTGAAATTAGTCGGATTGACGAAAATATGATTGATATGTCTTCTGTATCAGTAATGAAGGTAATCGGAAATATTTATCAAGCACTCACTCCATGATCGCATTCCTAATCATCATCATAGGCATACCAACAGTTGGCATCAGTATGGATTTAATCACCCATCATAAACGTAAGAGATTATGAGTAAAAATAAATTGTACACCGACAACTCAGGATGGGTAAGGTGTTTAAACTCTAAAGAAGCTGCACTGGAGTACTTTAAAGAGTGCGCTGCAAGATATAATCAATATCAATGGCATGTTGATTTCGCAACGACAATAGATGAAATTAAGGAAGTTGAAACGCCTTTCAAGGCGGAGAAAGCAATATACAATGGAGAGTCATACTCTGAATATTGTTCTGATTTGCTGGATAATTGGTTGGAAAGTGCGTGCAAAGACCCGAGGTATGTGAGGCCAGTAAGAGAATACGATGAATGTCATGGTGAAGATAACGTTTCTTTCGTCTATACTAATGCCGGTACACGCCTTGTTGAACGTGCGCTTACAAGGCTAAATGCGGTGGGATATCACCATTATGATTGTTTAGATACTGAAATAAGCAGTTCACTATACAGAGAGTTTTAATCACCCGTAGCCGCAGGAAATCATGACCAGAAAACAGCAACAGAGCTGGCTAACCTTAGTATGGGTAGTCGGATTAATCATAGGAATAGTAACGCTTAAAATGTATACAGAATGATAAAAGAAATAAAAACAGAAAAGTTTGAAGGGCTTGCCGTGCTGGTGCCGGATGATGCTGAGGATTTTGATAGAGAATGCGTTTCAGATGAAGACTTTTTTCAGTTAAATTATCTGATGATAAACAACGACGAAGAAAGTGGCTTTCATGGCGAACCAACTGTATACAGCATAGATATGCCTTGTAATTTCGAAATCATTGGCAAATCAACTGAACTTACAGAGGAACAATGTGCTGATATTGTAGGCTTAAGTTTTGGAGTTAACAATATTTATAAATCTTATGAGGACATAACGGCTGTTGATACCGCCAAGGAATCTTTCGCATCCCTCATGCAGTCTATTGGAGCGTATAGCGTTAATCCTTATCCAAAACCTGACATCAATAGCGAGAAGTACGTTCCAATAAGTGATGATGCTAAGGACACGCTGTTTATGAATGACTGGGATCAATGGGAAACTGCACAAGAGCATACTGGCACTTGGTTGATACTTAAACGAATATAATAATGCTAGAACAGATAAAAAACTTAAAAAGAGAAAACCAGGATCTGCGCGATCTGCTGCAGGATGTGCACCTGATGGTGATCGGTAAATCGAAATCAGACTTCGGACTGATGGAACAGGAGATTGCGGCTAAGGTAAGCTCAATTGCGGGCGGGAAGAAGTATAATGCTTTGGAGTGGCAGTTTGGGGACATAAATGGAGAGCAAGGACGATGAGTAAATATCAATGGCAAGGCGAACCAGTTCAGGTGGAATTCGGTTACGTAAATCAAAAGGAGAATTTAGACAAACCACTTTATTGGTACAATTACGAATGCGCAATGAATAAAGTAGGTGCTGAGTGGAAGCATAAGTTTGCCTTAATTCCGGCTTGTAAAGTTACATCTTCAAATGGATCAATGTTCCTGCTAGCAAACATGTCCGGTATAGGTGTTCACAAGCTGTTAAACGGAGGCTGGCCAAATTACGCTCACTTCTCACTGGATGGTGAATTTCATCAATCAGACGAACGCATGTGGGCTATTAAATCATTCAATGAAGATGAATACTCAGAGCGTGAATCAAAGAGGCGCAATTGGCAGAAGATACATTGTCCGGTTGAATTTGAAAGAAGCGAAAAACTAAGGGAGGCATTCAAAACTATGCATAGGCCATGACCACTCCAAAAACACCATTCGTAGAGATCACGCTAAAGCTAGACGAAGACCTGATGCAGGAGTTGCATAAGGAGGGGATAGAGGCCAGAGATGTTGAGAGGGAAGTTGATGCTACCCTGAAAGCATTTGGGTTGACTCCCCATAGAGCATGGGAACTACACGTATTAGGAACACAATTCATTAATAAATCACGAAATAAACCAGAACCAATGAAAAAGGAAAATGTAAAAGTCTTGGTGTCTTCCCAAACAGAGGCAAATGTATTAAAAGCGCTACTACAGATGCTAAAAGAGCCAGTAGATAACGACTACTTTGATTATTATCAAACAGGAATGTATTTGATCTTCTCTACAGGTACTGATTATGCCGATTGGATTATTGTGAATAAAACACATAGTAAGTTACCCGGAAAAAATAAGGTAGAAGTAAAAGATCTTATTCTATTACTTACTGCTACCGAAAGCAAACCATCCTCAATCCTATCCGGTAAAGTTGCAATAGCCGTATCGAATGAACGTGAGTTCAAGTTGTTGATGGAGTACTATGAGCGCAAAGGATTCACAGCCATGGCTTCATTCTCTGATTTTTACGGGACTTACAATATCACAAGTGAAAAAGGCTCATTAAGCACAGCCGTAGCTTACGGTAATGATTTTTCACACTCTAAAATATCGTGCTTCCAGAGAGAAGGTTACACGATCATCCCCTTCGAATCGTTTGCAAAAGAGGTAGGGATTGAAGTGCCGGTGTTTGTTATGAAGTCGATTGACGGAGTAGATATGTATCAAGGTGATATATGTTATATACCGCAAGGAATGACACATAAACCTAGCGGGTACAAAACTTTTAATATTAAATCTGACTACTCGCCTGATTTAGGTCTTTTTGCATCTAAGAAATTATGTAAGAAGCATATTTATGACTTGAACAGACCAAAGCACAAAGTAGTTCCTCTATTCACGGGAATGGAAGCGCATGTTTATGGTGGTGAGATATTACTTAAAGACGCTGACAGAACGGTAACCACCTTGCTTCCCTCCGACCTTGAAGATATGTTGCATGCCTACAAATCCCTGCAGCCATGAACTACAAGCAAAGACTATTCGACTACATGATCGCTGTCATATTCGTGATGGTAGTCACTTGCTTTTATCTACTGCAATTGCGGGCCGATAGAAAGGCTAAGCATAATCGGGATACAAATTCCAGGTCAGTGGAGAGCTTCCCGGAGCATAGTCGGATACCTAACCCGATCAGGCCATGAACCTGGGCACACACGGATCCGGACGTAACACTCCGTCATGGAAATTCAGGGTTATCGGCATAGTAGGATTAGCGATAGTAGTATTGCTTTACATAGGGTTTAATCGGTAGAAAGAATGGGAGATGTAAAAATGTATTTTAAAGGAGGTTTGGGTATGCTTGATCCTGTTGATATTAACGGAGCGGTAATCAGGGCGGGTGATATTCTTACTACCGATTATGGTGACTATGAAGATTACATGCACAAGCCTATAGCGGAACACAGGAAGCATGAGGCTTTTTATCTGGTTGAACAAGGTGAAGGATTCTTGTTTGCACAATCAATTAAAGAGTGCGCGTTTGGAGTTATGGGCGGTAGATTCTATTTACATGACTTCAGGTTTAAACATTGCAAGAAAATTCAAGAATAAGTTATGAACGAACAATTAAAAACAGCAGCAGAAAAATTTTGCGGGGCAGAAGGTATAAGTAAAGGGTTGTGTTACGGTATAGCAATTGAAGCTATTTTAACTGACTTCGCTCAATCCCTCATAGATAAAGGGATGCTAGTTGAGGCCGAAAAGTGGATTAGCGTAAAGGATAGATTGCCTATCGTTAAGCCGTTCCAAACTGAATGTGTTTTGGTATTTGGAGATTGGAACAATGAAAGCTTTGCGATATTTGAAGGTGGCAAGTTTTACGATCGTGATCAAACCGACAATGATACTGGTAATTCTATAGAGATAACAAATTTGGTCACCCATTGGATGCCGTTACCTGCTGCACCTGGAAAATCAACCCTTTCAAGTGCTGGTAAGGAAGTTCTTGAAAAGCACCCTTTAGTTTTAAAATTTGCCAACCAAATGCAGATAGAACTTAATAATAACCTACATAAAGGTGATTGGTCTGAATGGCGTGATGTTAAAGAAATACTTTATGAACTTGATTATCACAAGGCAAAGTTGATAATTGCATTGAAAGATAATAATAAAACATTAGTTAGAGAGCTTCTGGCAGATTGTGGTAATTTCTTGATGTTCTTAGGTAATGCTGGTTACGTGTACGATATGCAAGAAACAACTAAAATGCTTGATGCAGATGAACCGGGATTTAATATGTATTTCGGGACTCAATCGACTCCTAAAGAACCAACTGTTTCAAGTCATGGTAAGGAGGTGACAGAGGAAGAAATATACAACTTATCTGTAAAATGGGCGCAGCATGATCCTGACGATCCAACAGATAACGATGCTAATCAGTTAGAACAAATGCGCAGAAGCTATGAAGAAGGCTATAAAGCTGCTATACGCTATAAATTCAAATCATCCCCTGCCAGTACGGTTAAGGTGGTTACTGATGAAGAGATTGAGGACTACGGTAATGCAGATAGCCATTATGATTGGCCTGAAGCGCCCGCATATAATGAGGGTAGAATTACCGGTGCCCAATGGATGCGTAAAGAATTAACCGGGGAATAGTGGAAAGCCTTGCAGCAATGCAGTGCTTTTTTAATCCATATGGCTCTCAATCATTTTGCCAATTAAACCAACAAGGTACGGATCAAAGTTATCATTCGATCTCCATACCAATGGCGCTTCATCATCCGTACCGAGATCAGGAAATACGGTACCATAGATCTTGTCTTCTATGTATACATCAAATACCAGCTCATCTTTAACAATCCTTCGCGGCTTAATTGTCATTTCTACATCGCCCGCTAAAGTAATATTGAATTGTTCCATTATTTTCTGTTTGATAGGTACCCTTCAGCCTTCGATTTAAATTCAGCAGCCTCGTTCTGTAATTTAACAATCAATTCTAATTTCTGTTTGTACGCAAGTATAGGATCAATAATAAGAAATACACCTAATTCTTCTTTGCCGCGTCTAATCACAACCCTTTCATCTGACGCCATAAATTCTTCAGGGGTATACCATTGTTTTGTACTACGAGAATAAATAAAGCATTTAGCATGATATGCTTCTTTTGCATATACTCTTTTCTGTGCGTACTCCGGATCTTTCGATGTTCTATCTTTCCAAGCCCTATTCATACTTGCAATTATACTAATATATTTAGTAATTTTGCGTATGGACAGGTTGATTTTAGAGATTAATGGAAAAAATATAATGGTGCAGATTGTAAAGGATCAGCATAATTTACATCGTATTTCTGTGGATAGTTCATTTGCTGGTTACTATGACACTACGGGTAAGGATACTAATTACATGGGCAATTTCACATCGGAAGAGATAGAATTTATTGAAAATAAGATTATGAATGCTATAAATTAATTATATACTATCAGGAAGCGATTCCACACAACCACCAATATCCCGCCTCCTGCATTGATTTGTAGGAGGCTTTTTTATGTCCAAAGCACCCGCATTCCAACCATTCATTTACCACCCACCTCAAGTAAGGCAAACCAATTTCACACCCCATTCCGTAGGGGTATTTTTGGGTTCAAGTAGCGAGGTGTAGCACGAGTAATTACCGGATGCAACTCAGCGAAATAACCCAAACAAACTTACTATGTCACTTAAAATTAAGATTGCAGCACGACTGAAAGCAAAAGCAGCAGGAGTGAATCTATCTCAAGCACGTATTGATGCTATTGTCACCAGAGCAGAAAAGGGATTAACGGACGAATCGGACGACACCGCTATTGACGCTAATTTGGATATTATCAATGAACTGACTCCCTTCAAGGAAATAGCTTCATATGATGATCACCAAAGGGCCAAAGCAAAGAAAGAGGCTGATGAGAAAGAAGCCGCAAGATTGAAAGCAATTGAAGAAGGTAAAACGCCAGAACCAGACGCTGATCCAAATGAAAGTTCAACCGATAAGCTATTAAAAGCTTTGATGATTAAACTGGATAAGCAGAACGAGGAAATATCTGCAATCAAAGGCGAAAAAGTGACATCAACCCGTAGGGAGCAATTCATTAAATCAATGGAGGGAACTTCTGCAGAATACCAAGCAAGAGAGTTGAAAAAGTTCGACCGGATATCATTCAAGGATGATGCGGACTTCACGTCCTTCCTGGAAGATACTAAAGATGATCACGCTGGCGCAGTGCAGGAAGCTTCAAACGCTGATTTAGGGAACGACAGGCCGGCGGGTGGTACAGGTGGCGGAAACGCCAGTACAAAAAAAGAAGCTACAGCGGCCGAAGTCGAAGCAGCATTTACAAATTTAAAAATATAACGAAATGGCAGTACAAGTCAATTTGGTGGATGATACGATTAACATTGATATGTCGAAAGACAGTATTGTTATTATCGATAATCAGTTCTCCATCCCGGGAGGTAAATCTCTTGATGTTACTGGTTTCACTCCTGACGTGCTAAACGCTGGACATGTAATCATAAAAGAAACAGCAACAGGTAATTATAAGCCTATGCCTTTAGCGACAGGAAATGCGGCATATGATACGTTGCCGACTGGACATACCTATGAAGGTATTCTGGTAGCTACAATCCTGAAAAAACGCCCGTTTGCAGGGGTAATGCTGGAAGGTTGGGTAAATGAAGTTGCTTCACCATTCCCAATTGCAACAATTAAGGCCGCGTTTTTAACTGCGGTAGGTGGTAAAATCAAATTTAGATCAGACTTAGCATAATGGCAGAACAATCACAATTCGTAAAGTATATTCAAAAGTATTTTACTGGTTTTGTAGCTAAGGTTACAAAAACCCTTAATGGAGAAGATAAGGCGCCGCTTTACTTGCATAAGTCTATGTTGACTCCAAAACAATCATTAGATGGTAAATGGACTTCCATTACCTCTGACAATCAAAACGTAGCTGCAGATGTGGTTGCAATGGATAGTCCGCTACCATTGAAATTGCGCCCGTCTCTTTCTACCGCCTCTGGGGATATTCCAAAACTAGGTATGGAAATGAAGATGAACGAAAATCAACTGGATCAGTTGGATACCATGGTAGCGAAGCAAGCAGAGGATGCAGACATAGTAGTTGAATTATTTGATGACGCTAAACGTGCCCTTGTGGGTATCGAGGAGCAAAAAGAATACTTGTTCCTACGTGGCTTGTCTTCTGGAATCGCATTAACCGACAGTGAAAACGTTGGTACGGGAGTTCGTGTTGATTTTGGTTACCTGGCAGAAAACAAAGCTGGCGTTCCTGTAGTATGGAGTTCAGTAAACGCAACGCCAATCAGCGATTTGAACACTTTAATTTCAGTAGCAGACGGGAAAGGTAAAACGATCTCTTATGTGATGATGGATAAAGTTTCGTTTAACAATGCGCGTAAAACTACAGAGGCGAGAAATCTATATGCTACAAGTATTGGAAACTTTGGCACAACTCAGCCAATCCCGTCATATGATCAGTTTCTGGATACATGGCAAGCTGATGCTAAGGTGTCTATTATCATCGTTGACCGATCAATTAAGTTTGAGAAAGATGGTGTTAAGAAAACAGTTAAAGGCTGGGATGAAGGTAAAGTAATTCTGCTTACTGACAACAACGTTGGTAGTCTTGTGTGGAAACGCGTCGTTGAAGACAAACACCGTTCTAAGGCTATTGAATACAGAAACGGTGAATTCGGAACTTTGCTTTCGATGTACGTTACTCATAAACCATTTGGCGAATGGACTGACGTACAGGCTAGGCAGCTGCCGGTAATCACTAACGTGAGCGATATCTTCCAATTGGATACTAAAGTAGTTCAGGCATAATGGCAAAGAAAAAATCAGAGGAAGCGGTCTACAAGGTAGTCGCTCCCTTTAGGGACAAAGACAACTTTAACTTGGCATACGAAGTAGACCAGGACGTAAGCCATCTTTCGGAAGACAGGTTACTGGAACTGATTGAAAAAGGCCTGGTATCAAACGAAGAATCAGAAGACTAACATGACCATAAAAGAAGTCCTTACCATTAAAGTCAAAAAGCTTGCCTTATCCTCAGAGGATATTGACCTGCTGCTGGAAGAATCGGGATTAGTAGGTAGTGATACTTACAATTACGAGATAGATGGCAAAAACGTTGACTTAGCATACGCAGGGCTTCTTTTGACCCAAATTCATGTGACTGAGCAAAAAGAGGATGGTGTTTCTATCAAGTTTTCAACGGATATGAAAGGTATTTACTCTGCCATCATGCGAAAATGGGGATTGGTTGATCCGTTCCTGATTATTATGGATAAACCCACTGTCAAACAAGTAAACTTCTGGTAATGCTGAACTTCAGACCTCACATAATGACTTGGACTATCTACGGAGAGCCAGCAATCGAACCGGAAACCGGGTATGAGATACCAGGGGAACCGATAGGACAAAAAACGGTTGCTTGCAGATTCCATCTAGGCGGTATCAAGGAGTTTAGGAATGAGGATAGTAATTCAGTTCAGCAGAAAGGACGTATCAGGATTGATGCGGGAATTGAGGTTCCAAAGGTAGGCGATACGGTAATCGTTACCATGGATGACCGGGAATTATTTAATGGTATCATCCGGGAAGCGTTTCTTGGTGGTCAGCTTAATTCATGGAGGCTCGATGTTTAGCATAGAAGCGGATTTCAGTGAGCCTGATCTGGAGAGGTGGATCAATGAGGATGTGCAAAGCTGGTTTGATGAGTTAACTAGTCAGCTGCTAGCCACTGGTAAAATACTGGTTGATAAAGCTCGGGCAAAGACCAAATCAGAAGGTGGTTTCGGAAACATTACATGGAACCTACGTTCATCGATAGGATTGTGCGCGGTTAACCAGGGCAAGATAATTGAAACGTACTTCCCTCCAATTGGCAAAGGTGAGCACGGAAATACAGTAGGTCGTGAAATGGCCGAAAGGTTAGCGGTATACAGTGAAGGGCGAGACGGGATACAAGTTGTATTCGTTGCCGGTGAGAATTATGCGGAATTGGTGCAGACTACAGAAAGAGATGTAATCTATACGGTCATTGGGGATAATTTGGAAGATGCTTTAAAATCAATACTATAATGAAAGATGCTTTCGATGTAACTGCTGATGTAATCTCACTAATCAATGTACCTGCGGTAAAAGCACTGATCACAGGCGGCATAACCGCTGATGATCGTGGTAGCACTAATCTAGTTGATATCGTCGTGAATTGTTTCGGTATTACCAATAATCCAATACAGAAGGCTAGTCCTAATGTAAATATTTACGCGCCAAACTTGTCATCAGGAAAAAAGGATGCAATTAAGCTAAGAACAATCGCCAAGGCACTGATACCGTTGCTGGACACGCAATTTAGACCCACATTCCACACCGATGTTGAGGATTCAGGGTCATTGATACAAGACGCAGACGGGAACTGGTTTTACAACATACCAATAAATTATTATTCAATACAAACAAACTTTAATAACATATAAATTATGGCAACATACGCAGTTGGAGGAGTAGAGCAGATTGACTTAGCTCCCGCATTTTTTACCGAAGCAGGAGCGGCTACAGCAGTATGGGTACGTGCTGAAAATGTAGCTCCGGACACGGTGGTTTACACAAAGAACGCTGATACGGAAACGGATTTAGTTCCCGAGGATAAAGACGTGGCGTTCATTACATTCTATACTCCGGGCGAGGCAGATACTATTGTTTTCGGATTGCTACAGCATCACCCGACAATTATGGCTATGCTGTTTAATCAGGAATATACTGCAGCGACTTCTAAAACTACAATGCTGGCAAAACGTAAGGTTGCTAATCTGGCTATTAGGATTACTACCCGCTCAATGAAAGACGGACGTAAACAGATTATTGTTATTCCTAACGTTAACATCACAACATCAATTGTAAATAACCTGTCAAAAACAGCTTTGCAACAATTATTGCTTACAGGTAAAGTTGGTTCATTCAAAACGACCACCACTAATCTTGATGCAATATCAATTAAAACATGGGTAACTGATGCAGGTGCGGTGATCGATTCTACTACACCATAAACGAAGGGAGGTTAAGCCATGAGTAAAGTAAAGGTTAAATTCCTAGAGGCATTATTTGCCGAGCAGACTAATACGCATTATTTAAAAGGTGCCGAGGTAGAAATTCCTGCTGACTTAGCGGAACGACACGGGAAAGATGGAACTGGAATCTTAGAGATAATTGAAGACAAGCCAAAAGCCATTAAGCTGGACAAAGCAAAATAAACTATTTAAAAGGCGCAAATATCAAAAACTTGCGCCTTTTTTATTCAATAACAGGTTGGATTAATAAAGTAAATGGAAGATAACCAAATTATAAGAGCAGTTGTAGATACGTTAACCGGAAAGATGACTTACGAGTTCACTGTTCCGGTCCGTGTCGTAGAGCCTGTTCCGATAGCTAAATACACCTGGCTAGATCGTGTGCTAAGAAAGCCTATTCCTAAGCCGGTACTGCCTGAAACAGAGCGGTCATTTAAAATATATCAAAGTGTAGTCGTTAATCAGTACCGTATTGCTTCAAGCGCATTAAGCCTCCCAGAGGATCTATTTGAGGAAGAAGCTAAAATGCTGTCATACGTACCTCAACATCTACCAACGATGTGTTATATTATCGCTGCTGCTGTTCAGAATAATTATAAAGAACCTGATGCAGAATTGATAAAATTCTTCGAGTATAACCTGGATAATATTGACGTGCTAGAAATATTAGCAGCATCAATGCAGTCAGCTAATATGCAGGCTTTTTTGACTTCTATTGTCTTAATGCAGGGAACGGCGACGATCCTGAAACCAAAGGCAAGTCCGCAAGACGGGAGCGAGTAGATAGCCTCCCATACAGTACAATAGGGGCAGCAATGCATTACTTCCCGGGGTGGACAGAGGATTTTATACTGACTATGCCGTGGGTAAAATTTATGCTCTACATGGCTTCAATACCCTCCTACAAAGATGATAAGGAGGAAAAAGAAAAGCCACAAGTTAAAGATTCAGACGATATATTCTAAACCCTATACAATGGAACTGAATAAATACATTTTAGATAACGCAAAGCAAATCAATGTTTGTCAAGAATATGCCGAACTCATACCACTAGCTAAATCTGCGGAGGAACTATTAGAAATGTACGTTTCTCCAAAAGGCATTGAATTTTGCTTAGCGAATAACTTCCCGTCAAATGAGGATTTGGTGAGGCTAGCAGGCGATACACTGAATGCCCTGGGGGTTTATGTAGATCAATCGGTGAAGCTGTCAGAGCGGCCCTTTCTGGTTCTGCTTGGCAAGTCTCACGCAACCGTGAAAAATAACGGGTATTCGGTCAATCAATTATTCGTCAAACACCAATCATCTGCATGGATAAGTGCTACAGATCAATCGTTCACGCTTATTGACTGCTTTGATCAAAGCGAGGTGCATATCATCACCGAAGGTAATGCCAGGGTATCGGTAAACGTGTACGGTAAGGCGAAAGTAGTGACATCAGGAACAGGCGCAGTAAAAATAGTGCACAAACTTAAAGAAATTTACTAATGGCAAAAGGAAATACAGGCGGGAGAGGTTTAAATCTTAAGGCCAAATTAGATATCGCCGAGGCCAAACGTAACGGACAAGATCTGCTGAAAACTTTAAAAGAGTTGAGTATCGCTTCTGCAAAAGCAACAGCCGGAACCGGGGTAGGTAACGCCAAGGCATTCGATACTAAACCATTAACTGAATACCAAGCCGGACTGCTGAAGATTAAACAGGAGGCGCTGGAATTTGCAAAATCAGAAGCGGCAAGAAAGAAGGCTGAACGCGACGCTTCATTAGCAACGCAGGCTGCATTAAAAGAAGGAGTTCGTATAAAGAGAGAGCAAATTGCCGCAGAAAAAGCACTAAAAGCAGAACAGGCTAAAAGAAAGCCAACACAGATTTCCAATTCACAGGCTGAAATTGATGCTTATAAAAAAGCCACTCAAGGCAGTATGCTATATACATCTGCTATTAACGCTCAAACTGTCGCTAGAGCAAAGTTGAATGCCACTGCCGCAAATGCCGCTGTTACTAATGGAACGCTAAATAATGGTATTACTTATAATACGCAAGCGACTCAACAACAAACATCTGCTACCAATCAGAATGTTCTAAGCAAAAAGCAACTGGCGCAAATGCTGGCTGAAGAAAAATACAGACAACAGCAAGCAACGGCAGAATTAAAGAACAATGCCAGGGAAATGCTTAACGCAAAAGGTTCATTAGAACAAAGAAGAGCGGCATTGATCAGGCTGAATACTGCTTATGATAGGTTAAGTAAAACCGAAAGGGAGTCTGCATCAGGAAACCGATTGGCAAACGTAATTAAAAATGTAACAGATCAGGTAAAACAACTTGAAGCTGCAACAGGTAGGGCCCAGCGAAACGTTGGTAACTACCCCAATGCATTTAGTAAGATAGGTTCGGATGCCAATAAGCTTACTGATACAGTAAAAGGATCAAAGGGTATATTCGGTCAGCTTTTTGAATCCATCAGCAGCGGTGCGCTATCTGTTCTTGCGCCTTTAGCTTTGATAGGTGCTGCATGGACGGCTGTAAAAGCTATTTTCAGTCATAACGTAGAAATATCTGACGCCTTTGCAGATGTGCGTAGAACAGCTAAGCTATCTAATGATGAGGTTAATAATCTAGCAGATACTTTAAAGGGATTAGACACCAGAACAAACCTTGAAGGATTACTGGATATTGGCTTTATTGGTGGTCGACTTGGTGTATCAAAAAGCGAGCTGCCTGAATTTATAAAGCAGGTAGATGAACTAGCAGTTGTCTTAAAAAAAGAATTGCCAGGTGGAGCGGAAGCTGTTGCAGAGTCATTGGGACGTATTGTAACTATTTACAAAGTAACAAAGGCAGAGGGCGTTTCATTAGGAACAGCTTTAAGTAAAGTCGGATCTAATATGCTGGAACTTGCCCACTCTGGACCAGTAACGGTAAAGTACTTACAGGACTTTACTTTAGGGGTGGCCGGTACAGCGGCAAGCGCTAAGTTATCTATTCCGGTTATTTCTGCTTACGGTGCGGTACTTGGTGAATCTGGTCAGATTGCATCATCTGCAGCGTTGTCTGTCACCAGACTGGTAACTGGACTGACGACTAAAACAGGCAAGTACGCTGCAATTGCTCAATTGGCAGATTCTACTTTAACAGTAGAAAAGTTTACCAAGATTGTCAATACTGATACTAAATTAGCACTAGATCTATTCTTTAAAGGATTAAAAGCCGGTAATCCGGTAGCTACAGAGTTCGCGGCCCGTCTAGGTTCGGTTGGCATCACGACTGGTAAAGTAACAAATGCTGTTAAAATTCTTGCGGAGAATCAGGATAAGCTGGCTAACAGAATAGAAAAAGGCACAATCGCATTTGAAGATGGAATAAGTGTCGCACATAATTTTGAGATTGCGAACGACACACTAGGCGCCTCTGTTGATAAATTAGGTAATTCAGTAGTTAACCTGACTACAAATCCTAATAGCAACATGTATAATTTCTTTAAAGGACTGATCGATGGGTCTACTAAAGCCGTAAATGCATTAGGCATATTGATTGCCACAGTAGAAGGACTTACAACAGATCCAAAGAAATTTATTGGAGACAGTGCTGCAAAATCCCGAGCAGAAACACTTAATAAGATAAACGAAGAAGCAAAGAGAATAGCGGCTTCAGCTTACAAAGATAAAGATACTGACGTTGACGGGGAGAGGCTTTCGATACTTAAGGAAGAGGTTAAAATACGAGACGTTATCAATACGCAGTATTTAAAAGCCAAAATAGCTTACGAAAATACAAATACCAAAGATAGAAGTATAGCCGATACCTATGCGCTTCAAGAAATTGAAACAAAGCTTCAAAAACAGGTTGCTTTAGTTCGCGAGCTGAATAAGCTTCGGAATCGTGGTAAGGTAGATGTAATTGGTACAGGCGAGATTGTCCCTGACGCAGATGCAGATGTTCGTACGACAGATGCTATAAGAGCTGAAATTAAAGCGTTAGAGTTAGCCAACAAAAAACTGGGTGTAGAAAGCAAACAATTCAAGTCTAATGTCAAAGATATAGTAGCATTACGTAAAGAACTGAAAATTGCATTAGGCGGTAAAGATACCGAGGGAATTGCCGCAGAAAACCAATACGCTACAGCCCTAAAAGCACGTAACAATCTCCAAGCTCAAATCAGCGCCTTAACCAAAAAAGGTACTGACAGACAATTATCCGCTGATGAGCAGGAGTTGGAATCTGTAAAGGACAAGTATAAAAAAATGCTGGATGCCGCTAATGCTTTTAATAATGATCCAAAAAATAAAGCCAAGGGGCTACGTGTTGATGCCGGCGGGCTTTCTGTTGCTCAGGACAGAGAGGAGACTGCGTTACGCGATAAACAAGACACGGCAAAACTAAAAGTGTCCTTAGACGAGCAAAAGAAGCTATATGACGATTATGAGGAGTATAAAACTAAGGTCGGTGAAGAGAACGCAAAAACACGTTATGCCAGCTTAGTTGATACAGACCGAACTTATCTGCAATCTCTGGAAGCGCAACTTGATGCAATCACTAATCCGCAAAAAAGCAAAGGAGGTGCCGAAGTTGATACAGCGGGCAATACTTTAAAGATCAAATTGCTAAGCGAAGAGATTGCTGCAGAAAAATTGCTTCAACAAAAGAAAAACGACGATATCTATGCAGATGCGTATCAGTCTGCTATGACCAACGCCCAGGCTTTGCTGGCTATTGAGGCGGATTACCAATCAAAACGCAACGCCTTAGGCAAAGATGCTAGTGCAGAGCAGTTGAAGAATTTGCAAAGAGAAAAGGATAACCGAATCCGAAATCAGAACAATGCAAATGCTGAAGAGGAATCTGGCTATGCGGATTTAATGGAAAATCTGGACGAAATGACTCGGGGAGCAGCTATCAAGGCTTTTGAATTGCAAAAAGAATATTACACTAAGCAATATAAAGCTAAACTGATCACTGCTAAAGAGTATGCTGATAAAATTGCTCAATTGAACGGTGAGATTGATAATCTGAATGGGGATAATATTTTTAAAGGCATATCGAATGCTATTAAGCGATATAAAGAAGCTAAGAAAGCGTTTGATAAATCAAAATCTGATGACGATGCAATTGGCGTTCTTGATGCCCGTGCCGAGATGTTCAGTAAAATCGGTGAAGGTGCTGAAGCTGCTGCTGTTGGCTTATCCGGATTAGCTGGAATATTTGACGATTTAGGAGTAGGTGGTGAAAAATTGCAGGTCGTTCTGAAAGGTGTTTCTGGTGTTCTTGAGGGAGCGGGACAGATATCTAAAGGTATATCAAGTGGTGATCCTGTAGCGGTTGTTTCTGGGTCAATAAAGCTTTTGGGTTCTGCTATTGATTTATTCAACGGTAAGGACCGTAAGCTTAACCGTAAAATTGCAGATTATAAACTACAGCTCGATAGTTTAGGCAAGGCATATGCTCAACTGGATAGACAGGTTAACAACTCTGTAGGTGAATCGTACTATGATGATAGCGCGGCGCAAATAGAAAACCTGAAAGCTCAACAAGCGGAATTGGTTAAAATGCGTGATGCGGAACGTAGCAAAAAGAAATCTGATCAGGACAAAATCAATGAATACCAGAATCAGATTGACGAGATCCCTAATAAAATTGAGGATATCACTAAAGCTATTTCGCAGACACTGATTCAAACTAACTTTAAGGATCTATCCAATTCCTTGGCCGATGCACTAAGTGACGCTTTTGCAGCCGGAGAAGATTCAGCAAAAGCCTTTGATGATGTATTTGATAAGGTAATTGTGAATGCGGTTAAGAATTCATTAAAGTTAAAGATATTGGATCCTATAGTGAAGAAATTCACTGATGATTTAACAGCGTATGCTAGCGGAAATGATAATTCTGTTATTGGATTCGACTTTGAGAAATATAGGGCGTTATTGGCTGCTGGAGGGAAATTAGTAACAGCAGGACTGGATCAGATTAAAGATTACTTTCCAGATACTTTGACTGACCCCGCCAATAACGGCACACTATCGGGTTCCATTCAGGCTATTACTCAAACGCAAGCCGATGTGTTGTCAGGTAACATCGTTGGATTACGCGTTACCCAACTGGACACCAATAACATATTACGTCCAATTGGTAAAACTATGGGGGATATATTCCTGATAGCCAAGGGTAATTTTGATTTGAATGTGAAAATCGAGGCAAACACCTTAAGGTCAGCTAATAACACGGATCGATTGGAAAACATGGAATCTGCCTTGGTATCGATCAATAAAAAAATGGATAATAATAAAAGCGCCTTAACTGGTACGGGGAGATAATATTATGGCAAATACAATAAAGACTAAGGCAGGGGTAACCCTGTCTTACATCGTAGAAAAGCAAACCATTAGTACGGTTGTATTTTCAGACGGAAAGCAGTTGATTATGGTAGGCAGTACAGCAAATGCAGCTGTCAAAAAGGCTTACGATGAAAAGGTAGCTGAAGAAGTGCCTCCGGTAGTAGTGGAACCTACACCGCCGGTAATCATTATTCCACCCTCACCTGGATCGCCCAGGGAAATCACATTAAAAGAATTTGGACAATTAAAGGATGTGCAGGGTGAAAGCTTCAAGGTTAAACCTTGCGTTGCACCTGATCAGTACTGGTTAACCGGATTAAAAAAAGTGAGTATTGATTTGTCGCAGGTGCAGTTCACTACTAAGAACATGCCATCTATGGAATTGAAAGGTGTTTGTGAAGATCTGGTATTATATAAACCAAATTTCAAGGATACCAGCGGATCAGGAGTGAGCTATAGGGGTGATGACGTGCCGTTTGGTACTGTAATTAAAGGATTACAGATCTTAGGTTCAGTTTCAGAAAATTCCGGGGCTATATTCAGCGGTGGTGGTGGTATCAATGAGAAAGGATTCAGCATTTCCTTTCAGGGACTAACTATTAAAGATTTTCTATTCAAAAATAGTCCTGCCGTTGGTACAATTGTATACTGCCAGTCATTGGAGGATTTCGAGATCAGCAACGGGATTATAGATAATGTAAACGGGAATTCTGATATCCATAATGGACTGCTGATGCTGGCTGGTAATGGGAAGCTTCACGATATCAAATGTACTAATCATCAGGGCGACTTACTGCGGGCCGTGCCTCACCAGGTATTATCTTCTGGTAAGATACTGGACGTGTATAATAACATCGTGTACAACAGCCGTAAGTATGGCGCTTTTGAAGTTCAGGTGTATGCTTATGTCAAAGCTTCACCTTTCTTTAAGCCAGCTGATACTTTGGTTAGGAACAATACTGTGGGTACACTGAATACTTCTCATGCTTGGGACGCTAAATTAATCGATGTGTACGATACGTTTGCTAAAGTAGATCTGGTAAATAATCTAGGCTTTGAGTTATTTCAGGCCAACATGTCACCAATTACCAAATTGGCCAACCAAATGAGTAGTCCCGCTACGGTATTAACCGAAAAAGGAAATATTTATAAAAACACTTGGCAGGAAGCTGTAATGGATTTGGTATCCTTCAAATCAAAGTACACTGGAGTCGGCGCACGGTAACCTTCTTACCAATATACACTAGTAAACGATCAAATCCATATAGCGTGATGAGTCGGGGTAAATTTGTTTTATGGCTGAAGTACAATACAAAATCAATGGTTATGACCTCTTTCTAGCATTAGGCATAATACCTGATAGCGATAGAACTACAGCCGATAGCTTTGAGAAACCAGCGGGTATTTTGCCCGCACCTTCTTATCAGTGGGCAGAAGGAATTAACGAGGTAAACCTGCTGGCTCCTGTAATTAAAAAGCCTAAGGTGTTGATTGTAAAAGGGCATTTGGTAGCTGATAACCTCACGATATACAACGCCACCAAAACAGCGCTTGAAGGATTTTTATATCAACCATACCTCACATTAGAAGCAGTTCATTTAGGGCTTAAATACAACGCTAGGCTACAGGATGACGGTATTACCTGGCACAGGTTAACTGATCTAACAGGTCAAATAATAGTTCAAATACAATTCACATTTGATCAAATCTTACAGCCAGTACCATTCAAAACAGATGGGGAATACTTCTTCAATGTCGATGCTAATATGGATTTACTGGTGACTACAAATAGCACAAAATACACTTTCGCCTTAAAGGATGGGCAATTAACATTAACACAATAATAAGATGGGGACAACGGTAATAGGGAAAGTAGGAAATACAACTCGTGGAGTATGGAATGTAACTACTGCAAATTACGAGTACTTGGATATAGTAACGTATGAAGGCGGTTCATATATGGTTAAATTACCAACCGGAAACGTGCCAGCCGGAACTTTGCCGACAAATACTACTTATTGGCAAATGATTGCTGAAAGGGGATCTGTAGGTTGGACTCCTATTCACGCCAATGTAGCCGATGGTTTGCGTACTGTTCAGCAGTTAGTCGATTACGTAGGAGGAAGCGGCACAAAGCCCACTGTAAATATCGGTAGCTACGTTAGCACAACAGGCTACACTACTAATATTGCGAATGCTAAAGATGTTAATGGCTCGGTAAGTGACGGTGTCGTAACTACCGAAAAATTAGCCGCTAATGCTGTAACGGCTGATAAGACGGCGTTTATAAAACCGGGGAAAAATAAGTTCGATTTAACAAAAGTAGTAACAAGTGCAGCTATAGGTAGTGCTCCAAATTTCTCAATACTAACAGGTCAAGGGAGTTCCTTCGCTTATTACGCTATGGATTGTTTGCCAAATCAATCCTACGCGTTTAGTGGCACTATTAATAATTCAAGGTATAGTAGGGTAAGATTTGTTGATGCTGCCGGTGCGTTTATCAGCGGGTATGATCCAGAACCAACACTGGATGTAATGCCAAAAATTTTCACTACCCCACCCCTATGTGTAAAATTTTATATTAACGTAAGAAACGGGGCGAACGTAACATATTCTACTTTACAGATTGAAGAAGGAACGGCTGCGACCACCTATTCTGCTTATTCGCCTGTAATAGATTTGTCTTTGATACCGCCAATTGATGCAAGCAAGTTGCCTTCAACTATATTTGATAATTACGATACAAGAGCGATTGCAGATACTAAATATTTACAGCCTACTTTAGTGGGTAAGAATTTGATTAACAAAACAAAACTTACTCCCGGTAAAGCCATTAATAGCACTACGGGAGGTATTGTATCGTTATCAAATTGGACATTGTTCCAGCCTATTGCGGTTTTGCCAGAAACACTATACACTTATTCTGGTAATCTTGGTGCCGATCAGAAAGCTATTAGGTTTGAAGATGCTAACCATGCTTTGATTAGCTTTATTCCTCCAGGGCCAACAGGTAGTTCCACAACCATATCTTTCACTACACCTGCTTTGTGTGCTTACGTAGTTCTGCCTGCATCAAATACTAATGGAGCGGCTAACACCGCTTTGTATTTGGACTCTGCACAGCTTGAAATGGGGTCAGTGACAAATTACCAAAAGTATTATAAATGGATATTACCTGACTATCTGCCAAAAGGCGATAATTACCCTTGGTTCGGTAAAAGACTAACGTTTTTCGGTGACAGTATTACTCAATTTAACAGATATACTAAAATTGTAGCCGAAATAACAGGTGTTAATTTTTTAAGGGATAGTGTTGCTGGTTCTTGTATTGCGACAGGAAAAGAGGATGTGGTAGGGGATGGTACTTTAAGACCTGCTTTATGCACTAGAGCTGACAATATAGATCTGACTTCACCTGACTTTATTTTCATATTCGCTGGAACAAACGATTGCATATACGGTGTTCCGATGGGGACATTAGCGGACACGGCTACTAACACTTTTTACGGAGGCTTAAAGTCTATGATAACAAAATTACAGACTCAAAATCCAAATGTTCGAATAGCAATGTCTACGCTTTGTCAACTCACTTCTGATAGAAGCAAATACGCATTGCAAAAATCATATGCAGATACTACACTGGAAGTGTGCAGGTATTACGGGATTCCATGTTATGACGCTTTTGGTAAGTCTGGTATTACATATGAAAATACAACACAGTGGACTAGCGACGGAATACACCCTTCTGAACCCTTGGGAGATAGGCTAATAGGGAGGCAGTTTGCTGCATTTATAAACTCTTTATAATGGAAACACCATCTGGCAAGGGTGGTGTTTAAAAATTGTTCTTTGAAATGTGTTTGTTTATCAATTCAGCCCACAGTGCGTATGCCTGTTTATTAACATGCAAGCCATCGAGAGAATATTTTTTTATTAATCTTTTATCTGAAGAAAGGACATTATTAACATTGATATAATCAATTTTTTTAGCCTTAGCAATTTGAATGTATAATTGATTTAGCGAGTCTATTTTAGGAATAATTTTTGGATCACTACCGTATAGTACAGATTGAAGAGCGACGTCAATATTATGCTTCTGAAGAGTATCAATAATTGAATTTATATTGTGCTTTGTTCGAGCATAAGGAATACCAGTAAGTATATCATTTATGCCACCATTGAGATAACATATTTTAGGATTGAATTTTAAAACCCTATCCTTTAAAATTATTTCTAGATGAGACGTTGTAAATCCTCCTACTCCGCTATTTCGGACATCGCTACGTCCTAATATATTTTCCCAGTCACCTTTTTCGATTAAAGAATCTCCAAACATTACCACAGATACAGTTGAGCTATACCCGATTTTATCTAATATTTTATTTTTAAAAGTAATGCAAACAAAAATGAGTGAAGCTAAGAAAATAATGTTTAGTGAAATTGAAAAGATAACAAATACTTTATTGAATGATGTTCGTTGAGTGAGGCGCATCATCAAAAATACCACAAGTAAATAATACCGAAATACGGGAAACCGTAACAATTAAATTATTACACATATAGCAATAATACATAATGCCATTATACGAAATCAAAAGAGGTGCAACTGTAATAGCTACCGTATGGCCGGAAGGTCAGCAGGAGAAAGAGATCATGCTGAAGGATGAGGTAAATATTTCTTTCAAATCTCCTGCTGCCTTATATTTTCAGATTGGCGACACCATTACCGTTTATGGTGAAACGTATTACCTGAATGCCTTGGATGAACCGACAAAAAACAGTTCATTGGATTATCAATACCAACTTGGTTTTGTTGCGGCTTATTATGCATTAGCTAAACCTAAGATCTTCTTTTACGATTTAGCCAATGCTTTGAAGGTCATCAAGTTTGAGGCAATGATCACCGCAAAGCAGCTGTTAGACCTTATAGTGGCCAATGCGAACCGCACGCAAACCGGATGGGTAGCAGGCGATTGTATCGAGTCCGTACCGCAACTATTGACCTTCAACGGGGAAAGCTTATTGACTGCTTTAGATAATGGAGCAAAGGACTTTAAAACCGAATGGTGGATTAAGAATAAGGTTATTCATTTAACAAAGAAAGGTGCAGTTAGCGGATACCATTTTGAATATGGATATGATAAGGGATTACGGGGCGGTTTACAGCGTACGAATGTTGATTCCAGTTCTGTATTCAGTCGTTTATACGTGACCGGATCTGATCAGAACTTACCCGTAGGTTATCGTAATGGGCAGCCTAATCTACAACTACCTTCACCACTGGAATATATCCAAGGACCAAAATACGGGCCTGATGAAATTGAGGCGGTAATCAACTTCCCGGATATCAAGCCGGAACGTATCGGCACAATCTCCAGTGTATCGAGTCCTTTCGTATTTGCTGATGCAGATCTGGATTTCGATCTAAATGCAGCCGGAACGCTTTTACCAGGTGTATCTGCAAAGGTTTCTTTCCTGACAGGTAATTTAGCGGGTTATAACTTTGAAATCGCTAAAGGTGGCTATAATCATGCTTCGCGAACCATCACCATTGTAAAGAATGATGTAGAAAAAGCGCTGGAACTTCCTAGCGATCTGATGAAGCCGCAAGTAGGGGACACCTATTTCTTCTTTGATATTCAAATGCCTGCAACTTATGTTACAGCTGCAGAAAATAGGGTAAAAGATAGAGGACAGGAATACTTCAATGAACAATCCGTTCCAAGGGTTGCCTATGATTTACCGCCTGATCCGTTTTACTTTGAGCGCAATGATATTGAATTGACTATAGGTGATTACGTTAATGTTAAGGATACCGAATTGCTACTGGATAAAGATATTCGCGTTTACTCCTATGCCAGGGATTTGCATAACCCTTACCAGTATGATAATCTGAAGGTTTCGGATATGCCGATCGGTTCGGCATATATTAGATCTATAGCCGAAGCTGAAAAGGTAACTAAGGCTTTAGCGATTAGCCAGGTAAATAATATAGCAAGGGCCAGGAGCAACTGGAGAACGACCAATGAGCTGACTACGTTACTGGAATCTGTACAAGCAGAAATGTTTTTGAGCAGGATCGAAGGTGGTGCATATACTACTGATATTTCCAGTACAACAACGGTTAACCATTTTCAGACTACTACAGGCAATGTTTACCATGAGCAGTTTAAAGAGAATGACGGTATTTGGCACGTGCCAGCCTATCAGATGGATCTTGTTTTAAATGTACCATACTACGTGTACATCAAGGCTTCAAAGAGCAGTACAAGTGCAGAAATCGTTGTAAGTGAGGAAAAGATTACCGTAGATGCAAATCCTGCGTTCTACCACCTTCCATTCGGCATCATATCCTCTATTTTCGAAGGTAACCGGGATTTCACATCTACGCGTGGTTATTCTAAATTAATAGGTGGTCTACTGGATACTGGTCGGGTTGTCTCACATGATGGTACGCAATATTGGGATTTAGATGGTAATTTATTCAATATTGGTACTGTATTAAGTGGCATGAACTGGGGAGTTACCGAAGCCGGCACGCTAACGATCAGCGGCCGTATCGTCGCTACTAATGCTGAATTCGTCAATTTAGCTGTGCAGAATTTACGTACTGCATCAACAGGAAAAAGAATTGTAATTTCAGGAGAAGACAATAACCAGATTTTCACAACCGTGTATTATCCGGTTACAGGTGATCCTGTAGAGTACGAATCATTCCGTCTTGATGATAATATTGATTCGGGTCAGGCAGGTGAACCGTTAGGTGGTATCAGAATGAATACTCCTGGTGGTGATGTGTCTTTTGGGTCTGGTAATGGATTCTACGCAAATGGCAGCGGGATGAGATTCTTGCCAGGTAGTGCAGGGATTGAAAATAATGCTTGTTTAGTTGGCTTGTTAAGATACAAAAACACCGACAACTTAGGTGTTTCATCCGCAGTTGTCGGAATTGATCAAAGCGGAGAGAATGCTTATAACTCGGCCACAACCTACAGAAAGAACTCGATTGTCACCAGTGGTGGAACTGCATACAGATATATAAACGATACACCTGCAGCAGGAATTACACCACCAAATTCAGATTATTGGCGTATAGAATCAGGGATTAGTACCTCGTATGCAGGGTATTTCATTGGAAAAGTAATGCTGCAAGGAACTACTTATATTAAAGGGGCAATAGTTACTACCGGAGGGAACGGAACGGGTACGGGGTTTACTGGATACGAATATATTACACCTGGTAATCCTGAAACAAGGAAACATATAAATGGTGTGTATATAGGCCAGGGAATCGGTATGAGTTGGTAAATTATTTCAGCTTCAATACCATATTCTTTTCATAAGGGAGATTCTTTTCGGGATAAACACCGGATCCTAATCTCCCTACAAATTCCACTTTCCTATTATCTGTCGTAGTGATAGAGGATTCAATGTCTTGTTGTGGTAAGAATGTACCTACGTAAATTTTCATTCTTACTGAATCTAGTTTAGTGTTATCAAAGGAATACTTAAAATTACCGTTGACTACAAAATGTTGAGATTGATCACCTATACTTGATTGATTCCAAAGTGTATCATCAACATAAACCAGGCAGCCAGTACATTTAACCATGTACGTTACTTTTTGAGGTAAAACCAATTCCGGTTCTACGTTTTCTTTTTTACAGCTTGCTAATCCTAGAAAAGCAATGGCTGATATGGTAATTAGTTTTTTCATAGTTCGCTTAGCTTTTTATCTAACATTTCCATTCTATTTGCCAGGATGATATCGGCATCGTTGCCTTGATCAAGGTGTTTCGATGTATAGACCAAAGCAAATCTGATATCTTCTATTTCTTGTGGGGTGAGTGTCATTTGAAGTTGGTGTTATCTTGGTGAATAGTTTGAGCGGTTGTCATTCCCAATGCCATTAGGCAAAGGGATAGGGGGAGTAGGAGGGTTAGGAGGAACATTTTTCAAGAATTAACCATGTGCCTTGCGTTGCTCCTACAAACTCCATGAGAGAAGAGAAAGCCGTGGAAGCGTTAAGCGACTTCTTTTCAGAATTGAACATGGGATATAATATTTTAATCCCCCAGCTCTGCATCAGTTTGCCGGGAATAATGCTAGGCACAATTTCAGCGCACCGTTCCTCTGTCAGCTCAGTTGCTTTGCCTAATACTAAATAGTCGTTCTCAGGCAATATTACGTGAGGTCTATCTTGACGTATTTGTTTACGTCTATCTGAACGAGACTCAAATATCAGAACGCTCTTTGTGTCTAAATACATCTGCCTTTGGTAATTCCAAAACGACAATTCAAAATCATTTGCGTCCTCAGGCACCATTACCGCCAGTCCCTCAAACTTCTCTGTTTTGATTTGTTTAATCATAGCTATACGTATTGAACAGTTTCCACTTCGTAATAATCACAGGGGTGGCAAATAGAATCGAATACATTAGCATTGATTAATAGCAAAGGCAATCCATCATTCAATAAATCTGACATCGATGCACCAACGGGAATCGAATCTCCTTTATACTTACCTTGCAGTATCTTCACTGTTATAAGCATTGTTTTTTCTAAATCTAATAGCATAAGTAGTAGCGCCTTTCATTAGGTCGGGCACCCGAAAAACCCGAGCCTTGTGAGCGTCGGGGGTGGATTTCGATATATTATCGATCAGTCAGTGCATCCTCCGCTATCGCATGATTCTCCTAGAGTAAAAAATTCATACATAGCTTCTTTAGCTATAGTAAATCTGTCGTCTCCTATAGATTGATATGTTTGTCCGTTATCCAACCAAGTTCCTTTG